TATCATTATTTTATCTCATAAATTCGAGATAATCAATAAAAAATTCGAGTTTATTAAACAAAAAGCCTATAAAATTAAATAAATTATATACAAACTTAAACTTATACACTCTTGTTTTTCGATTTAATTAGAGTTAAACTTAAATTAGGTTAAGGCAATAGTGACGAGCCGGAAAGGAGGTAAAGTTAATGAAAGAATATCTTATAACTTTAGAAGCGGCACGTGTCAACGCAGGTTTAACCCAAGTTGAAGCCGCGACAAAGATAGGAGTTCATCCTCAAACTTTAGCCAAGTGGGAAAAGGATAGCTCCATGATACCTTATGCGAAAGTGTGTAAGATAGAAAATACTTATCACATCCCTAAAGGATTAATTTTTTTTGGTAAATCATTCGAGTTTACTCGAAAACTTCTGAATAATAACTAGGAGGAAAAAATTATGAAACAGTTTGCAATCAGAATGTTTGGCGAGTCTATTAAAGAGCGCATGAACGAATTAGGAATGACAAAGGCTGATTTAATTGAAAAAGCCGAAATCACAAGAGATACATTGAACCGAGCTATTAGTGGAAAATCAGTACAAATGGCGACCGTCGTTAGTATTTGTTATGCATTGTGTGTCGATGATGCTGATAGTCATGACTTTTGGGAAACGGACTACTACAATCCTGGATTTGATAGACCTTGAACGGAGGTGGGTGCAATACAAAAGCGTGACATTCAAGCTGTTATAAGCATCTGTCTTTGGATGCTAATGCTAAGCTTATCTGCTGCGATTAGTATTTTCATCATCATAGTGGCGGCAATCACCGCTTATCGATGGTAGGAAGGAGTTACTTATGATTACTAAAACGATTGCCGTGTGCCAAATGGCAACGGTCCTAGGTAGAACGATGACTGCAGTTCGGGAATGCATCGCGAGAGATAAATTCCCCTTTGCGCAGTGCTGGCAAACGGAAGGCAAAAAGGGGCGCACTTTTTCAATTGATAGAGAAGGGTTCCGCTTTTACTTGGCCAACACGCTAGGCTGGCCAGAAGAAAAAATTAATGAAGCATTTAAGGAGGCGCACATCGTTGGCTAATGAATTGATTGATGGTTTGGAAGGCGAAAGCATTGAACGTCTTCACAACATATTGAAAGGATACAGACAATGATGAAGTTAATTTGGACATTAAGAGTAGTAGCGTGTCTGATGGTAATCGGAACAATTGGATCTATAGAAATTAACAGGATTGATTTCTATACCGCAATCCTTCAGATTTTGCTTGGTTTTGTTTTGCTAATTTTAAGCAACTACTGGGCAAGGGAAGTTAGATTTTATGAAAAAAGAAAAGTCCGCTAAGAAATGGCGTAGGAAACCATAGCGGACTTGGTAGAGTAATCTGCAAAATACTCTACCTGTATTTTACAAAATATAGGAGATAAAAACAATGAAAAACATGAATAAAGCAGTATTAGTATTAGGTATTTCCGCATTAGCGGTAAACGTAGCGAGTGCAAATAATAACACATTAGGCGGTACAGACAACACAATCACCGCATCATCTCATAGCAGTGCAGTATTCGGCTATCAAAATACGATTGATGCTAACAACGCAATCGCATTCGGTGAGAACAACGTAGCAAGCGGTACTAACTCTTTTGTTGGTGGCAATAATAGCAAAGCGACTGGCCGTAATTCACTTGCATATGGTAGTCATGCAGAAGCATTGATTGAATACACATATGCTATCGGTTCGCAAGCTAGAACTTCCGCATATGATACTGTGGCAATTGGTAATGGTGCATATGTTAGTGGTGTATCTAGCGTTGCAATTGGACGTACCAACAATCTAACAGGTAAAAATAGCGTTGTAATTGGTGCTAATAACAATGACATTAAGGGCAATCAATCAACTGTTATTGGTTACAACAACAAAATGGCTGGCGATATGGAACAAACTATTATCGGTGCTAACTCTGAAACTAGTGGACAAGGGGCCATGGCAATCGGTACACATACGCAAGCAACTGCAATTGATGCGGTGGCAGTAGGTAACAACATCATCGCTGATAAACAAAACGCAGTAGCTATCGGTACAAATTCCGTAACAGATGATGCGGTAGGTGTTCGTCAAATCGTAATTAACGGCACTACACATGTATTTGCTGGCGAACAACCATCTAGCGTAGTATCCTTTGGCTCTCGTGAACGTGCTGGTGCTGGCGGTGTTAAATACTATAATCGCCAGTTACAAAATGTATCCGCTGGTCGCATTGAGGCGGATAGCCTAGATGCAATCAATGGCAGTCAATTATATGCAGTAGTTGATGAAGTGGAAACAAACGCAAAACAAATTGCAAAAAACAAAAATAATATCAAAGACATTGCAGTAGGTTTGAATATGCTCGGGGATGTGGTGAATGATCATGAAGGTCAACTTGCAACATTGCATGATACAACAGTTAATCATGAAGGGCGCATTACTGCACTTGAAAATAGACAAAATAATATCGGAAATGAAATTCACGCTACTAACCAACGCATGAATAAACTAGGAGCAAGCTCAGCGGCGTTAAGCGGTTTACATCCATTGGACTTTAACCGCAATGACAAAGCAAGTTATGCGGTATCTTATGGATACTACCGCAACGCTAACGCAGTAGCATTGGGAGCATTCTATCGTCCTAATGAACGTGTAATGATTGGTGCTGGTATGACATTAGGCGGTGAAAATCAATACACATTGAACGTATCGTTCAAAACTGGCAAAGGCTCCGATTATGTTCAAGAAGCTAAGGATGCACAAAGCAGAATTAGCAAACTTGAAGCGCTTGTAAATAAATTAATTGAAGAAGTAAACGCAAAAAAAGGAATCTAAGGTGAAGTTATGGAAGTAAAAAAGCTAAATCTTACCATTGAATATACCGAATGTCAATTATGTGGAGTAAAAACGAATACAAATATTAAGGATGAAAATATTGTGATTGCTATGCTATCAGCAGGATGCATATGCATGGCTAGGAATCACTCTAAACATCCAAGAGAATTCATTACAGCATTAACCATCGCTAATATGGAATTCGTAAATAAACCACCTGTATATACAAATGTTGAAAAAGACTTATCCTAGGAGGACTTATGGAAACAATCAAAATTAATTCATTCGAATTAGAAAATGTGAAACGAGTTAAAGCTGTTTCATATGAGCCAACAACAAATGGACTCACAGTAATCGGTGGCAAGAATGGACAGGGTAAAACCTCCATTCTTGATTCCATTGCCTGGACGCTTGGTGGCGCTAAATTTGAACCATCAACAGCACAACGTGAAGGAAGTTATAATCCACCACGATTAGAAGTGAAGCTATCCAATGGATTAGTAGTAACTCGAACTGGTACAAATAGCACGCTAAAAGTATTAGATCCGGAAGGCAAAAAATCAGGTCAAAAGATTTTAGATTCCTTCATTGGTCAACTCGCATTAGATCTGCCGAAGTTCATGGAGATGAGCGACAAAGAAAAGGCGCAAGAATTGCTTCAATTATTGGGCGTAGAAGACGAGTTAAAGAAACTCGAAGGTGAATACCAAGAGGTGTACTCGAAACGTCATTCTATAGGGCAAATAGCCACTCAGAAAGACAAATATGCTAAAGAGTTGCCTGCCTATGATGATGCGCCTAATGAACTAGTGAGTGCTTCGGAGCTTATTCAACAACAACAAAGCATTTTGCTCAAAAATGAAGAGAATAAGCAAAAACGTAACCAAGTATTGGCTATCCAAACTGAAATGCAAGTAGTAGCCAACCGCATTGATGAATACCAGGCAAAGCTTGATGAACTAATGGAAAAGCAAACACAGTTGGCAGAGGATTACAATATCGCTACAACTGCTGCGCAAGACTTAGAAGATGAATCTACGGCAGAACTTGAAGAACAAATCAGATCTGTTGATGAAATCAATACTAAGGTCCGTGCTAATCAAGAACGTCAACGTGCATTACAAGAAGCAGCAGATTTCAATCAAGAATATGAAGAACTCACGGAAAATATCAAGGACATCCGTGAACGCAAAAACAAACTTCTTGAATCTGTTGATATGCCTCTACCTGGTCTATCCATTCAAGATGGTGTGCTTATCTACAATGATCGTCAATGGGACTGCATGAGTGGTGCTGAACAACTTAAGGTAGCTACTGCTATTGTTCGGGCTCTTAATCCTAAATGTGGATTTGTACTCATGGACAAAATGGAACAAATGGACGTTGATACCATGAAAGAGTTTGGAGAATGGTTAGAGCAAGAAGGCTTACAAGTTATCGCTACACGCGTTACTAATAACGAAGACGAATGCTCTATCATCATCGAAGATGGCCACATTAAAGGCCAAGAATTCAGCACAACAGGAACGGATAAGACAAAGGCTAAAGCTAAACCTAAAGCAAAAGTAGAGCCTAAAGTCGAAGCACCTACAACAGATACTACAGTTTCAGAAGATTGGAGTGAATGGTAATGAACATTATAACCGGTAAACGTAAACGTGCTCAAAAGGTTATTTTATACGGCGTCGAGGGGATTGGTAAAACAACATTCGCAAGTCAATTCCCATCGCCTGTATTCATCGATACGGAAGGCAGTACGGACCACTTAGATGTGGCTCGTACTGATAAGCCTACATCATGGCAAATGCTTGTTTCTTATGTGAAAGAGTTCGCAATGATGCCAGGTCTATATCGGACATTAGTAATCGATACTATCGATTGGGCTGAACAGTTGTGCGTTGAATATATCTGCGCACAACACCAAAAGAAAGGAATTGAGGACTTTGGGTATGGTAATGGATATGTGTTTGTTCGTGAGGAAATGGGCCGATTCCTTAATCTACTAGATGAAGTGATTGATGCTGGTATGAATGTAGTTCTTACAGCACATGCTCAAATTAGAAAATTTGAACAACCGGACGAACTAGGCGCCTATGATCGATTTGAATTAAAACTTGGTAAGAAAACCGGCAGCCAGACATCTCCTCTTATTAAAGAATGGGCAGACATGGTTCTCTTTGCCAACTATAAAAATGAAATCATCACATCAACCACTAATAAGAAAAAAGCAGTTAACGGCAAGCGTTTGATGTACGCAACACACAGTCCCGCATGGGATGCCAAAAATCGGCATGGATTACCAGATATGATGCCATTTGAATACAGTCAAATCGCTCATGTAATTCCAGAAGATTTATTAGCAACTATAGCTGCAGAACATGTTCTAAAGGAAGATCCTAACAAGTATCCTCCAGAGGTGATGCAAGCAGCAAAAGAACAAGTTGGAACCGATCAAGAAAAGCCAAAAGTTGAGTCTACAACTAAAGCAGCAACAGAAGAACATGATACTCCACTAGTTGAAACGCCTATTCCTAAGCCATTAAAAGATTTAATGGCGAAAGATGGTATTACATTAGACCAAGTACAGTCTGTTGTAGTGGCTCGTGGTAAATACCCAGCTGGTACTCCTTTTGAAAATTATGATCCTGCATTTGTGAATGGTTGGATTATTCCAATGTGGGATAAAATTGTTGAATTCATTAATAAATAAGAGTCGAGGTAACAAATTATGAGTAGCGCATTCGAACAATTAGGAACAGAAGCATTAGGTTTTAATTCTGAAGTAGTAGCAGAGGTTAAGGAGTTTACGATCCTTCCTCCTGGTAAATATCCTTTCACTATCACTAATGTTGAAAAAGGATACACAGATATAGCAACTGCTAAAATTCCGGCCAACACACCAAAAGCAGTCGTAACATTAGAAGCCGACGGTGGTGATTTAGGGAAAAACAAAGTCACTGAAAGATTGTACTGGATTCCATCCATGATGTGGAAAGTATCCAATATTTTCATCGCAACTGGTTTGGCAAAACCAAATGAAAAGTTTATGGCTAACCCTGATCTTTTAATTGGCAAAACAGGAACCCTTGAACTCAAACATCGTCACTATGAAAAAAACGATGGCACGGAAGGTACTGCCAATGAAATCACTAAATTTTATAAGCCAGATGAAGGCTTTGGAGGTTTCTAATGCAACTTAGACCCTATCAGACAGAGGCAGTCAATGCCGTATGGTCAGAGTGGGAGAAAGGTAACAGACGCACCCTGTTGGTATTACCAACGGGGTGCGGTTAAGGCAAGACTATCTGTTTTGCTAAGATTGCAGAAGAGGCAGTCCGAAGAGGTAAGCGTGTATTAATCCTAGCGCATCGTGAAGAATTACTTCAGCAAGCATCAGATAAAATCATGCAAGCATCTGGACTCACTACTGCAACAGAGAAAGCCGAACAATCATGCATAGGGAAATGGGACCGCATCATAGTCGGCTCTGTTCAATCCTTATGTCGCGATAGTCGACTTTCTCTTTTTAACAAAACCTACTTTGACACGATTATTATTGATGAAGCACACCACGCTTTATCTAATAGCTACCAAGCTATTTTAAATTACTTCGATGAAGCTGATGTTCTTGGTGTAACTGCTACACCAGATAGAGCCGATATGAAGAATTTAGGACAAGCATTTGATAGCTTAGCCTATGAATATACTTTACGTGAAGCAATTAGCAGTGGGTATTTAGTGAAGATACAGGTTCAAACATTACCACTTCACATCGATTTCACCAATGTCAAAATGACGGCTGGTGATTTTCAAGCCGGTGACGTAGGCCGTGTATTGGATCCGTACTTAGAACAAATTGCAGATACATTACGCGACTATAAAGACCGCAAGATAGTCGTATTCTTACCACTTATTGAAACTAGTCAAAAATTTTGCAACATGCTCATTGAACGTGGTTTCAATGCTGCTGAAGTAAATGGCAATAGTGAAAACAGAAATGAAATCACAGAGGATTTTGCCAATGGTAAATACAACGTACTCTGTAATTCAATGCTACTAACAGAAGGTTGGGACTGTCCTAGTGT